AGTTCTCTTATATCTCAAACTATATCTTAGATTTCTCAGGAAGCAATCTATACAATGTGGACTTTGATAATAGATTTGGATCTGTTTCGAACTATGTATTGGCTATAAGCAATTACCTTAATACTGATTATGATAATAAATTTGCTATCACAGAAGACTATATCTTAGCAACAAGTAATACAATAAGATCAGATTATGATTCTAAATTGTTTGATATAGCAGCATATATTGCGAGCATCAGTAACTACTTGAATTATCAATATTTCAAAATGTTTACTCATCGAATGATAATACAAACGGCTCATAAAACATATACAAAAACAGTAATAAAAGAAGATTATACAAATGGTTGGGTTGCAATAGATAACGACGAAAATGATGGTTTTGTGATAAATATAAAACCGTCGCATGCAACATCTTCTATTTTAATATCAATGACTTGCCATATAGGTATTGATTATGAAACAGAATCACGCTGGTGGGGTATTCAATTATACCGAAAAATAGGAAATGGTAATTGGGTATCTTTGGAAAATGCAAACGGATTAGACGTTGAAATTGTAGTCGGTTCTCCATGCTGGATATCTCATAATATGGGAGCAGATAGCAGTTTAACATCGCATTCTATTATTAATATTTCAGGTACTTTTGAAGACAACCCAGATACTACATCGGATGTTTATTATACAGCATATTGGAAATCCAATTTAAACAATACTTATGGCCGATTATATCTAAATAGACCTGCATATATAGATGGTGTTAATAATAGTTTAAATTATCCTATTACATCATCTTCATGGACTGCGAGTGAAATATTAAATACGAATACCCCTTTTTTGCCTGAAACCCCGACTATAATTGTTACACAAGATAATGTCGGTATAGGTACCACACCTTCTTTAAATAATAAATTAGATGTTTACGGAAATATAAATATAGTTTCGAACTCTAATGAAGATTATAAATTTACTATTAATGGTCGAGATATTATAAAAGATACCTCTAATTATACATTGGCTACAAGTAATATAATAACTGATAGAATTAATAATCTCACGGCAGATGATATACAAAATGGGCTAATTAATAAATATATAGTATCGGGGGTATACAATGGCGATATAGAATTGAGAGGAGATTTTATTGCATCAAACGTAACAATAAATGGAGAAAAAACCAAACTATTTAATAATATATTTTCGACCGAAGTGTTAGAAATAAGTAATAACGGAAAATACTCTACGCTGAATGTATCACAATTAGATACATCTTATGATATATTTAACGCCTATAATAATACTGGAAATGTCTTCACTATATTAGGAAATGGAAATATAGGCATTGGTACTAAAAATCCTTCGTCAATTCTCGAAGTAATAGGAGATGTTAATATAAATTCTAATTTATACGTAAGTTCCAATGATACTATAATAAATTCTAAATTAAAAACCAAAAATGTATTAATAGAAAATAATACTCAAGAGAACGCTTTAACAATTAAACAATTAGCTGGGGATAAAATATTAGCAATATCAAACATTAACGTCGAAGTGTTTACTATAAAAAACAATGGGAAAATTGGTATAAATAATTCTTCGCCAGAAAATACATTAGATGTATATGGAAATATTAATGCTACATCATTTACACGCAATGGGTTCCCATTGTCTTTAGAATTTTCTCAGGGAATGATAATTCAAACCAAGCATTTAACATATTCTAAGACAGAAATAAGAAACGGTTATGATTGGGTTCCGATTAATAACGATATTAACAATGGTTTCGTGATATCTATAAAGCCTTCTGATATTACTTCGAAAATACTAATATCTACAGTATGCCATATAGGTATGGAGTATGAAACCGATTCGCGTTGGTGGGGCCTAAGGTTATATCGTAAAATAGGAAATGGCGAATGGACACATCTATCAAATGCAAACGGCTTAATAGAAAACAATGATAATGGGACGAGTTGCTGGATATCTCATAATTTAGGAGCAGATTCGAGTACATATTCGCATTTTATAACAAATATAACTGGGTCTTACCAAGATATTCCAGAAACAACCGAGATGGTTTATTATACAGCTTATTGGAAAAATAGAGTTGGCGAATTAAGTAATGGATTGTTATACTTAAATAAATCATCTTATATGTTAGACAATAATTATCCGTGTCCCTCGTCAAGTTGGACGGCAACTGAAATATGGAATAAAGGAGTTTCATATATAGCTCCAGAACAAAGCACACAGATTCAGATAAATACTCAGTATAATTCGGTGGGAATAGATACATCTCCGCCTACCGAAGTATATAAATTAAAGGTTAATGGTGGTATTAATATTATCGACGGGACTTATAATATAAACGGTATTGATATTATACAAAATACTTCTAATTTTATAATAGGTACTTCAAATATATTAATGCAAAAAATTAATGAACTTTTAAATAGAATAGAATTATTAGAAAATATGTAATGTATATAAAATATAATGATAATTACTGTGCGGATTAATCGAAACGCAACAGACAATGTGTCTTTATTATATCGTGATCGTTATAAGGGGCTTTGCATTTACATGTATTGTTATCTATCATTTTTTTATATATAATATCGTAATTATTTATAGCATAATTAATAATATTATTATTAAAAATCCAGCGAAAGAAGTTCAATTGACCTACGGTAGTTTCTATATACTCTGTTTTATCTTCGCTAATAAAAAAAGTGATACGATGATGTCTTCTAAATGAATCAAAATTAAATTTGCTATAAGATTTTAACTGAGCTCTATAGTCTTGGTATAAATTTATTTTTCTAATATTACCCTTGAATTGTTCTGCTGGGAAATCCTTATAGATTGTTTTGTTATCATCAATCCAATAATAGATATTATTGCTTTTTGCATAATGAGTAACGAGCCATTCAATAATTCTTAAAGATAGCTTGTGTTTCCCATTAATTATATTTTTTAATATTAATTTATATTCAACATTCTTGTTATAAAAATCCGTTAAAGATTTTAAAAGGAGATTTTGCCCTAAATCACACATTTAAATCTTCATATATTATATTCCTTATGTAATTTATATGCATAATAATAATATAAAAATAAAATCAAAATAATCGTCTAATATGACGATGAACCACCATATGTAGCAGAGCTTCCTATTTCCAAGGTATTCTGTCTAAGATCCGGTTCAATGGTGCTGATCATCCAAGGACCTATAGCTTTTTGAGGATTAGGAATTTCTGAACGTAACTGTAAATTAGCATTACGGAGAGATTGTCCGACGGTATTAACACCTACATGATAACCAGCAGTTAAGTAGTTCTGATCACCTATATTTCCGCCTCCTGAAGGATTTATTCTTGCCCATTTGCTATCAGCGGCATCTTTAGGTAATAAATCATCGGCAGTTAATCTATCTCTGGGGAAACAAGACTTAAATGCTTGTTCGCTATTTTCGCTGTATGAAGAATAGCCACCCGCATTATCAAAAGTAACTTCTTGGAAAGTAGAATCGCCGCGCATTGACCCTGCGGGACCAGCGGGACCTGACGGACCTGCGGGACCTGACGGACCTGACGGCCGAGAAGTCATTACGGGGCTTGAAGGGCCTGATTGGCCATTTTCAGAAACAGCGGGATTAATCACATTAGTAGAATTAAAAGGTTCTACTGTATTAATTACTTGGTCAGTAGCACCAGATGAAAATTTTTCAATGTAAAATGGCTCAGGAACATTGCTATAATTATTTATACTATAGCCTTCAGTCATAACCTTATTATTTTGTGAATTATTGCATTTTGAATTATAAGTTAATAATAATAATAGTGAGAGAAGCAATAAAATTGCTATTGAAAAAGATACAACAACGTTTTTATTAGTACCCATATTATTTATACTATATATCTATCTATTATTTACATTAGATTATATTTACAATATTTTTTATATCTTTAATCAAATAGAGTTTTTTATTGCCTCTTCTTGTTTTAAAATTAGCTCACTCAGTTTTATTAAATGATTATTAATATTCGCCTTATTTGTAGTATCTTTTGATTTCAGTAATTCTGAGAGATTATCGATGGATAAGATATTTTTATTAATAATTTCTATGCTATCGCGGAGCTTTTGCAATTTATCATCGCTTCTTCTTTTTATATTACTGACGCGTTCGCGGTAATTATCTATTAAATCCTCGATACTTATTATACTCTCTTCATCATCTATATTTGTAATATCTAAGGTTTTAATTACCCACTTATTAGAAGTGGTTTCGCTATATATATATAGGCCGTAATATTCTATCGATATATTAATTACGCATTTTTTATTTGTATTTAAAAAATCTATGGTCTCTTCGATATCAGCGACCTTTTTATTATTATACATCATGTTCTTAATCTGCTTTTTCGTCAATATAACACTAATCGTCTTTGTCTGATTACAAAACGATTTATTGTATAGTTCGCTAATCTCATTAATAGTGAACTCTTTATTAAACCATTTCATAGAATTTGTCTCTATAGTAGCCATTATTTCCTTATCAAAATCGATTAGTTCGTTTATTATATCATTGTTGTTTATTGGAGATATATAAATAATAAAGTAATAACCTGTATTATTCGATAATTTATTAATAGATTTAATCTTGATATCTGCTATATTTTTAATAGGAGGGTTTTTATATATGGATATAAATTTATCATTTTTTTTAATAGGATCAAGGAACATTTTATAATATATTAAATTATTATTATTGAGAGTAAATATATGCATCAATAAGTTTAAAAATATCTTCTTTATTTCTTTTATGAAAAATAAGAATGGTATCCAAAATATCAGAGGAAAAATGTGATATTGATAACAATGTCGAAGAAAACTCTTATGAAAATAATGTAATAAATATAATAATAGATTTTATAAAAGATGAAATATTAAAATCAAATATACGATATGAAATTGTTAAACCTATACTTATATATATATTATACTATTTAATACCATTTATAATATTCATAATATTTCTCAATTTTATAACAACTATAATAGCAGTTTGTATTGTATTTAAATATTTTATATAATTTCATACCATATATTATTAAAAATATTTATATAATATAGATAAAGAATCATGAAAAAAGATAATGATAATACATGTAAAAATCTAAAACCTTTAATAGAAAAAATTTTAAGCCTATCTGCAAAAATAATAGCAGCAAGCTCTCTTAAAATTAATAACACAGCAAAACCAACCGCACCACAAGTATCCCCCAAGTCCCCTAAAGCTCCTAAAGCTCCTAAAGCTCCTAAAGCTCCTAAAGCTGCTAAAGCTCCGAAACCTAAGGCTACTCCTAAGTCACCTAAAGCGGTCAATGAAACTCCGAAAGCCAAACCTAAGGCTCCAGCCAAACCTAAGGCTCCAGCCAAACCTAAGGCTCCAGCCAAACCTAAGGCTACTCCTAAGTCGCCTAAAGCGGTCAAGGAAACTCCGAAAGCCAAACCAAAGGCTCCTGCCAAACCTAAAGCTACTCCTAAGTCGCCTAAAGCGGTCAAGGAAACTCCGAAAGCCAAACCTAAAGCTACTCCGAAACCGAAGGCTCCAGCCAAACCTAAAGCTACTCCGAAACCTAAGGCTACTCCGAAACCTAAGGCTACACCGAAACCTAAAGCTACTCCGAAACCTAAGGCTACTCTGAAACCGAAGGCTACACCGAAACCGAAGGCTACTCCAAAACCCAAGGCTCCAGCCAAACCTAAGGCTACGCCGAAACCCAAGGCTCCCACCAAACCCAAGGCCCTCAAGGCCCCGAAGGCAACACCGCGAGCTAAGGTAGAAAAAAAAATAGTTAAGGGAGGTGGTAGCAAGGAGTTCTTCGAATAGATAGATGTTAGAGATATATCATGCCTTTATTTTTATTATTAGTTATAATTGATAAAGAATACAATTTATTATAATTAGATTCGCCCTTGTTTTTAACGATGAACCATCCTCGTTTATAAGTATCGCTTATATTTTCATTAGGCTCTTTATCGATTAAATGAATTACTCCATTATTAAAAATAGTTATCGTATCTTGATTCTCGGAATCCATATTTATAATTGTTACTGTGCGAGATTTTATATCATTTTTTAATATAAAATGTAAATAAATAATGGACGAAGAATTAATTCAAGACTTCAAAGAACTATTTGAATTTGATACAGAAAAAAAGAAAAATATATTAAATAAATTAATAAGCGAAAATATAATTAAAGGAGAAAAAATAGATATATCAGAAGATGTATACAAAGATACCACGATAGATAAATGGGCTCAAACCTTACCTGTTTTAGATGGAAGTAAAATTTTAATAGAAAAATTAGTTAAACATCCTATAAAAAACAGGGAGTTATTAGAAAAGAGACAGCGGACTATAATAAGCTATGATGTTGATATGGAGTTACTACAAAATTACGAGAATGATATTCTATGGATATATAAAATAACCGACGAAATCAAGGAGAATAATTTCATAGAAATATTGTTCCCATCGTCATTCATAGTATGTTATATTAATTACATAGAAACTCTGCTTGATATGTATCATTTGTATAAAATATTCTTGATACCCCTAACATCTATCTTATATCCAATAAGTACTTTTATGGCTCCTTACCTATATATAAATAAATACTTAAAGATGAATATATCTTTTGCGTCTTATATTAAAATTATCATAGAAATACTTAAAATGTTATGCAAGACAACTGGTAACTTTCGTGCAGATATTATGAAATTTATATCAATACTTTTTTATGTAGGAATATATCTCTATAATATGTATCAGACCTATGAGGTAGCCTTGTTTCTATATAATACAAAGGAAAAATTACATTCAAAGATGAAAGGTCTCGTATATTTCGTAAATCATTCTCTGAATATTATAAATAATTTGCCTAAAGATATTGTACAGTCCTATTTTAACGTCACGTGTACTTATGATACAAGTATTTATCTCAATAATAGCATGACGTCTATTTATAAAATATGGAAAGACGATAGATTGAAGGAGAAATTATCTTCGCTTCTAAAAACAATCTATTGTATTGATGTGATTAATTCTGTAAACAATCTATTATTAGATAAAGAATGGTCTGTTGTTAAATACAATGATACAGAAACCAAATTCTGGGATGCCAAAAATCCCATATTGAGCGATACGCAAATTTCCAATCCTATTAACTTAAATAAGAATATCATTGTTACAGGTCCCAATGCAGGAGGGAAAACTACCTATGTAAAAACTATATTGGCCAATGTAATATTAGCACAAACGATAGGATTGGCATATTCTATTAAATCAAAGAGTATTATATATGATACCATAAATTCGTTTATGAGAGTCTCTGATATACTGGGAAACCGTTCGTATTTTGAAGCAGAAGCAGAATACTGTTTGAATATGATAAAAACTGCGACAGAAATAACTAATAGCAAAAAGCGAGGATTATTTTTAATGGACGAACCTATGCACTCAACACCTCCTATAGAAGGAATGTCGACTGCTTATGCTGTTATAGAATATCTAAGTAAATTGAACGGAATCACTTTGATAATTACTACACATTTCCATAAATTAATAAAATTAGAAGAAATATATCCTGATAAATTTATTAACTTGTCTGTCGATGCAATACCAAAGGATAATAAATATTATTTCCCATATAAGATAAATCGCGGCCACTCGTATTTATGTATTGCAATAGAACTATTAGACATAAAGGATTTTCCAAAAGATATTATAGACAATGCGATTAAAATGAAAAACAAAATATGTATTGATATTAATAAATAATGTACGGTATTTTATTCGATCAAACATATATAAATATGGTTATATTTGGGCTAATCGTATTTTTTATAATGTTTTTATGGAGAAAATTAACAGTAATGGAAGGTAATGTGTTTATTTTGGAAAAACGCGTAGATATGATGAAGAAATCTGATAGAAAAGATTCTATAAATAAAAGTTTTGAATCGGCAGATATCGTAATGAACGAGATATTCAAAGATAGTACTGTTAAAAATAATTATTGCAATGATGTTAATTATAAATGCCCTATTGAAAATATAATGCAAAAAAATAAAAAAAATACCCTCGACTTATCAGACATAATTAATAAAAATAGCGATATGGTTGATTATATCAATATTATAAACGACATTGATAATGAAATTAAAGAAGATCCTTCCGACCAATTACCCAAATATATATTCGAAAATACCAAAGATACTAACATTACTCTTGAAGTTCCCAAAGTTCCCAAAGTAACTGACGTTCCCAAAGTTCCAGAAGTAACAGAATTAAAGGAAGTAACCGAATTAACTAACGTAACTTGCGTAACTGATATAGCCCATGCAATGAATGTTGTGCAAA